AAAGCTAGTACAGAACACTGTCAAAACTGACAGGGTGGAGGAGGGTTACTTCCACACCGTTAGTGTTGTTGCCATCGATGAGGATGGTGAAGAACAAACAATTGCTAATCTGTACAAAGATGGATACGGTGAGGAGAGTCGTATCCTGTTATCCACAGACTACACTGGTGTAGTAGATGGCTAACCTCATGCTTGTTATTGGTGTAGTATGTGCTATTGCAGGTTTGCATGGCACATACTACAACGAGTCAGTGCAGGAGCATTGGCTTTCGGTAACTGTAATGCTGTATGGTATACTAATGATAGTGTGCAGCGTAGGTGTAAGGAGTATAAAAAGATGATGACCTTTTTTGAATGGTGTGACGAGCAAGAAAGATTTTTTGATCGTATGCCTCGTTGGTACTTCAATCTTATGGAGAGAAAATCAAAGTACATTGAGTACTGTGACACATGGAGAGAGCGGTATGGTGAAACAGAATGATAGTAATGTTGTACCTGTCGAAGAGTTTTGGCAGAGAAAGGTAGATAAACTTCACACACTATATGACTATGGTGTAATAAGTAAGGACGAATATGTCGAAGGACTTGTTCGTCTTGGATTTAAGTTAAAGGATGTTCTTATAGCTATCGGAGAAGAGGAAGAAGAAGAAGAATGAATATATTCTATTTACACAACGACCCACAAATATGTGCAGAATATCATTGCGACAAGCATGTTGTCAAGATGATTCTTGAGTATGCACAGTTGTTGTCCACTGCACACCATGAACTTGACGGTGTGCCAAGCATCGAATGTTACAAGTCAACGCACAAGAACCACCCGTCAGCAGTGTGGGCAAGGCAGAGTAAGCGTCACTATCGTTGGTTGTATAGACTGCTGTCCCATACCTGCCGTGAGTACAGCAAAAGATATAGAAAGATACATGCAACAGAGGCGAAAGGAATTGTTTCTAACTTAATGCATCTGCCTCACGAACTACGAGCAACAGGTTGGGAAGACCCACCACAATGTATGCCTAATGAATATAAAAGTGTCAATGTTATCAGGGCATACCGTAATTATTATATTGGAGAGAAAGGAAGGTTTGCAAAATGGAAAAATGGATCGCCATCATGGTGGCAGCAACAGTCTTGTCAGGTTGTCTAGCCCCTGCTATGTTACTTACTTCTGGTGCACACAGTGTAGTGAATTACGTACAACTAGAAGATGTAAAAGAAAGACTTGATAACTTAGAGAAGAAAGAGTAACAATGAAAGACAGTTGTTATTCTTATATAGAAAGATTTGACAAAGATAATTATAGAGTTATAATTGTCTCTGTCAGTGAAGATGGACGGGAAAGAACTAGGACTAAACTATTCCGTTCAATTATTGAAGCAACCAAATACAAGGAGAAGCAAGATGTTGGATCATCTTACAACGAAGAATGACCGTGAAATTTTCTTTCCTGTTTTCGAGCAGGAAGTTGTTGGTATCATCAGTGGTCTTGTGCCACAGAACTACAAGATGCTGACCAAGGGTGATGGCATTAGCGAGGAGGACACATGTCTGTCCATCGTTAAGTCTAACTACCGAGTAGTTGAGAACGAAGAGGTTCTCATTCCCTTGCAAGAACAGATGGTCAATCACTTCGATCCGTCAGTGTTGGAAGATGTACAGATCAAAGATCATATCACCAAGAATGGTGCAGTCTGCTATGCAGAGTACGTTCTACCTAAGATGAAACGTACTGTTGAAACTAAAACAGGACACAGTACTGACATTGGTCTACGGTACATTATGAAGAATACCTTTGATGGTTCTTCTTCTGTTGTCTTCTATGGTGGAGTGATTGATTTCTTCTGCACCAATGGACAGATTGGTGGACAGTTTGATGTAGCACGTAAGCGTCACACCAAGAACTTCCAAGTCGATGGGTTTATTCAGGCATTCGATGATAGCATTGAGCGTCACAAACATATTGTCGATCAGTATCAGAAGTGGGCAGACACTCGCATCTGGGACAGTCGTAAGGTGATGCACCTGTTTCGTACTCTCACCACTGGTACGACAGATGATCCTAAGAAACGTAATGGTCTGTCGGATCGTCTGTTTGCACAGTACCTTGACGAGGTACAGACACGTGGAAAGAATATCTTTTCAGTTGTATCAGCTATGACCCACTATGCCAGCCACGGTGATGACGGTCGCTTCGACTTGACTAAGGCAGGTGACAATGGTACACTGTTCAAGCGTCAAGAGCAGGTAAGCAAGTGGCTTGGTAGCAAGGTGTTTGCTGACTATCTTGAAGCAGCATAACAACAAATAGAAAGGATAGTAATATGGTTTACGATTACAAAGACCACACAGATATTCCAAGTTATATGCGTGCATATCTCATGGATGTTGTAGATGCTGACTACTTGGAAGAGGTAGACATTGAAGATATTAATGACTTTCTCAATGGTCTTGAAGAGTGGGAAAATGAACATAAGTTTGAAGTTCCCTCCTACTTAAACCACATCCACTAAGTTGTTGTAATGGGACAGGTTTACTACACCAGTGTAGTAGACTTGTCCCTAGTTTATTAAGGATAGAAAGGTGAAACTATATACAAGCGATGAAGACTTTGACCTGTTACATCTAGCAGCAGACAAAGCAAGGAAGAATGCAAGAGAAGTAAAAGTACCTAGACAATCCCTTATTAATATGTTAATGGATCATGCAAACTTTATCAGTGTAGTCAAGCAGCACGGTGAAGATGTAGAATACCCAACAGACTGAAAGGAAATACTATGCTTGTTAAAGAAATGCCGAAACGAGTTGCGCGTGTTCAACTTGAGATACATAATGATGGACTGTACGTGGCAGTGTATGACCATGAAGATGATCAAGGCTTGAGAACTTTATTTAAAGTTGCTCTTGAAGATTTGGTGAAAGATTGTTTGGCCGATCCAAATCTAATGATAAAACAGTTATCTTCTGATTTAATATTTGAACTAGATTGTCTAATAAACTATGTTAGTTCTTTTAGAAATAAGAAGATATGTGAACGAGATATTGAAGTAGACTTTCCTGACTCTGGATTTACGGACAGCTTCTAATGTTGTTAGATAATATCAAACAATTTGTAGATGAAATATCCAGAGTAGAATTAAATCATCTTGATCCTACAAGAGTACGTATATTCTTATTAGGGTTAATCAATGAAGAGGAAATAAGAATGAGTGGATATACAACAGGAGTTATACCTAGTTTGGTAAATGAATTAAATACTTTATTGGACTTGGTAAATGATGTTGAACCTGCAAGTAAGCTACAGCATGATGATCTATTTCATATCGCAAAAGGTATAACAACTATAAGAAATAAAATTGTTAAGGAGTTTCTGGTATGACAGAAGTATCTCTTCTAAAGAGAGAAGTTCGCACACTTAATGAACAATTATATAATGAATATAAAAAAGTAAAAAACTTAACTGAACAAGTAAACTATTTAAAAGAAAAACTTTTTATGGTAGAAGCAGAATTAGAAACATTATATCAGAGAAAATTAAATGAAAACTGAACTTATCTCTTGTCTTGGTACAGACTTAACCGTGGTAAACGCTGCGCGTGTATCCTTTGACAAAGAGAGTGACTGGGAAGTAAATCATAGTGTTCGCAGAGAACTATCATCAAAAGACACTGCGTTGATACGTTACCTTGCCAAACACAATCACTTCACACCATTCACACATTGCATGATAACGCTACGTGAAACCATACCTATCTTTGTTGCAAGACAAAGGTTCAAACATACAATAGGATTTAGTTATAATGAAGTTAGTAGACGGTATGTTGATGACACTCCAGAGTTTTACACTCCAGATACATGGAGAGGTAAAGCAGACAATGCCAAGCAAGGTAGTAGTGAGAAAGAGATAGATATTAATCCTACTATACAAGGAATACCACCAGCATTAGTTGATGTGTACCAACATGCATTGAAGACATGCAAGTGGACATATGAAAATCTCTTGGACAAAGGTGTGTGTCCTGAACAGGCACGTATGGTATTGCCTCAGTCAATGTATACGAGTTATTATGTTACTGGTTCTTTGTCTGCCTTTGCACGTGCTTATAAGTTACGTATTGACAAACATGCACAGAAAGAGATACAAGAACTAGCAGAGAAATGGAACGCAATCATTAAGGATTTATATCCTGTATCATGGGAAGCATTAACTAATGGCGAGTAAAAAAGAAATAGGAAATAACAGAAAGATTGAACTGAACAAGCACCAACAAACTAGTATTGGTCATTCAAAGAACACTAATCCAAAGAACAAACACAAGCGTAAGAACTGGAAAAAATATAGAGGACAGGGTAAATGAAAAACCTGTGGGAAAAAGACCGTAAGACAATCTTCCGTGAGTTACTGTCTACTTACATGGAAGAAGGTTATAACAGAAAGGAAGCAAAGAAGTTAGCTTCCATTGAAACAGAGGAGATTATGGCAGGTGATATGGCGTTTGTCGATGAGTTGTTAAACAACCAAGAGGAGTAAGTACAATGAAGAAGAAAGCCAAGCAGCGTGATCCTAACTGGCGTTGGATGCGTGCCTTGGGACACAAGGTAGTCAAGGACAAAACACTCTACTCACGTAAACTTAAACACAAAGGAACGAGAAAAGATGTACCGTCTGGTGAACAAGACCATCAATCAATCTATTGATACAGGAACACTAGACGAGATGCGTGATGTTCTTGAGTCAATAAAGTCCTTGACTAACCATCTTAAATACTCTAATAGATTAAGCCGTAGTCGGCGTAAGCTGACAGTCTATGGTGACACAAGCGAAACTGTTTATAGGATTGTGAAACTATGATGCAAACGGAAAGCCACGTTGTAAAGCGTGGTCCTTGTCCTGCATGTGATTCAAGTGATGCATGTATGACTTACAGTGATGGACACTCATGGTGTTTCAGTTGTTCTACTTACTTTAAACCAAACGATATGGAAGACATGACAATGCAACCACAACAAAGCACAGTACGACCAATGACAGCTAACGGACAGATCACTAGCATTCCTGATCGTAAAATATCAGAAGCTACTTGTAAGAAGTATAATGTACGTACAGTAAAAGATAACTCTAATAAGATTGTCCAACATCTATATCCTTACTATGACAAAGACAACAATCATGTAGGTGATAAGGTACGTAATCTTCCCAAAGATATACGTGCTATTGGTAATGTTGGACAGGGTACACTCTTTGGACAGAACCTATTCAATCAGGGTGGTAAGTACGTTACCATCTGTGAGGGTGAACTAGATGCACTTGCAGCATATGAAATGCTTGGCAGTAAATGGCCTGTCCTCTCCATCAAGGATGGCGCAGCATCAGCATTACGCAACTGCAAAGCAAACCTAGAATACTTATCTCAGTACGAGAACATCGTCCTGTGCTTTGACAATGATGATTCAGGACGCAAGGCAGCAAAGCAGGTTGCCTCTTTGTTTGAACCTAACCAATGCAAGATCGTTCACCTTGAGTACAAAGATGCTTGTGAATACATTCAGAATGGTAAGCGTGAAGAGTTTACCCGTGCATGGTGGAATGCTAAGATGTACACACCAGCAGGTATACTTAACCTTGCTGACATGGGTGATGCATTGTATGAGGAAGGTAACTACAAGACCTGCCTCTATCCTTTTTCAGGACTAAACGAAAAGCTGTACGGTATACGTACTGGTGAACTGGTAACATTTACAGCAGGTACAGGTACGGGTAAGTCAAGTGTCATGCGTGAACTAATGCACCATGTACTTAATAACACAGAAGAAAACATAGGTGTAATATCTTTGGAAGAGAATGTACGTTCGACTATCTTTCATCTTATGTCAGTTGAAGCTAACGCTAGACTGTACATACGAGAGATACGCGAACAGTACAGCCGTGAAGACCTGACTACATGGCAAGAAGCAACGGTAGGTACACGTAGGTTCTTTGCTTTTGATCATTTTGGCAGCATGAAGACTGATGAGATACTTGGTCGCATTCGTTATATGATCAAAGCCTTAGACTGCAAGTGGATATTTCTTGACCACCTATCTATTCTAGTATCAGGATTAGAGGGTGACGATGAACGTAGAAACATTGACAATCTGATGACCAAGCTACGATCCATCGTGGAAGAAACTAACGTGGCGCTGTTGCTAGTATCTCACCTACGTAGGACAGGTGCAGACAAGGGACATGAGGATGGTAAAGAGGTAAGCCTTGCCCATCTACGTGGATCACAATCTATCGCACAGTTATCTGATGCAGTGGTTGCTATGGAACGTGATCAACAGTCTGACGATCCTAACATTGCTAACACCACTACTATCCGCGTTCTAAAGAACAGATACAGCGGTGACACTGGTGTTGCTTCTCACCTGTTCTTCAATGCTGATACAGGACGCTTGACAGAAGTAGATAATCTAGGTGATAATGGGGAGGAAGATAACTTAGAAGAGGCACTCTGATGGATGTAGTTCTAGACATAGAAACTGATTCTCTCGACGCTACACTGGTGTACTGTATCGTAGCAAAGGACAGAGAAACAGGTAAGCACCATGTCTGGAAGGGTGATCAGTGCATCAATACATTTCCTTTGTTTGCTAAACGTGTAAACAAGTTTATAATGCATAATGGTATATCGTTTGATGCACCTACTCTTAACAGATTGTTAGGTACACAGATCAAGTTATCACAGGTAGAGGATACATTGATACTGTCTCAACTAACTAATCCTGTTAGAGAAAATGGTCATTCTCTTGAGGCATGGGGTGAGAAACTTCAGTTCAATAAGATTGACTTTAAAGATTTTAGTCACCTATCAGAAGAGATGGTCACATATTGTAAAAGAGATGTGGACATAACTGAACGTGTATGGATTAACCTTCAACCAGACATACAAAAGATTGATCGACGTTCTATTGATCTTGAATACAAGATACGTGCGTTAGTCAGTCAACAAGAAAGGAATGGGTTTACTCTTGATTTACAGAAAGCAACTAGCCTTACCGCACGGTTACAAGACAAGTCATTTGAATTGGAACGAGAAGTTCAAACAAGATTTGTTCCTATTCCTGTGGCGATTAAAGAGGTTACACCTCGTTACAAAAAAGATGGTAGTCTTTCTTCTGTGGGTCTGCGGCATATACAAGACCCAACAACAGTTGCAGGACCGCACACCTCTGTTGACTACCAAACATTTAATCTTGCCAGCCGTCAGCAGATCGTTAATAGACTAACTAAATGTGGCTGGCAACCAAAGAAGTTCACTGAAAAAGGACATGCAATCGTAGATGAATCTGTGCTTCGCGGAGTTGATATCCCTGAAGCACAGATGATTGCAGAATATCTTACATTAAAGAAACGCATTGCACAGGTTCAATCGTGGATTGATGCAGTACATGAGGATGGTAAAGTACATGGACAAGTTCTTACATTACGCGCTATCTCTGGTAGAATGGCACATCATTCTCCAAACATGGCACAAGTTCCTGCATCTTATTCACCGTATGGTAAAGAGTGTAGAGAATGCTGGACTGTTGGAGATGCAGCTAATGTTCTTGTTGGTTGTGATGCTTCTTCGCTTGAACTACGTGCATTAGCACACTATCTCAACGATCCTTCCTTTACAAAAGAAGTTGTGGAAGGTGACATTCATACAGCAAATCAAAGGGCAGCAGGTCTTGATACACGTGATCAAGCCAAGACATTTATCTATGCTTTCATCTACGGTGCAGGTGCAGCAAAGATAGGTCAGGTTGTTGGCGGTACATCACAAGATGGTCAACGTCTGATAGATACATTTCTCGGTAATGTCCCTGCCCTTGCTGTGCTACGAGAAAGAGTTGACAAAGCAAGTCAACGTGGTTATCTTAAAGGTCTTGATGGTAGATGGTTAAAGGTTCGCAACCAACATGCAGCAGTTAACCTTCTCATACAAGGTGCAGGTGCAGTTATCTGTAAGCAATGGCTAATTGAAATAAATAGTTTGGTGCGGCAGCATCAGGTCAAAGCTAAGTTAGTTGCATCCATACACGATGAGTATCAGCATGAGGTATATAGACCACAAGCTGATAGGTTTGGTGAACTAACAAAACTTGCAATGAAGAATACAGAAAGGAGTTTGAAAATTAAATGCCCACTAGACAGCGAATACAAGATAGGCCAGAACTGGTCAGAAACACACTGATACAATTATCAGATACTGAAATTAAATTGTACACTGAGATAGGTCAGGCACGTTATAATAGTAATAGAAAGAAAAGTGTAAAGGATACTGCAGCTAAACGAGATAAAAGTGATCCTTATAAGTTTGATATCCTTGGTGTTGCTGGAGAGTTAGCACTGTACAAAATGATTGGTGAGTATCCACATGGTGTTATGGATATTGGTGTACGCTCAATGGAAAGAGGAACTGATAAAGGAGATTTACTTCTTGATGGTTTTACCATTGATGTTAAGACAACAGATCATGTGAATGGTAGACTACTTGCCGTGAGCAATAAGTGTCTTGGAGTTATTGATCTATTCGCTTTAGTTATAAAGCTGTCAGATAATAACTTTATGTTAAGAGGATTTTATCCATGTCATATGCTGATTAAAGAAGAGAACTTTAATAGAGCAGATGGTAAATTTGTTAGACCCTGTTATAACGTAGGACAAGAGGAGTTGATGGACTATGCAGTAGCATTAAAAAAATTACCACCACTGAAAAAAAGTGCTTGACTATCTAACTAGGGTCAGGCATACTTCGCAAATCGTTGAATGAAAAGCCACATGGTGTGGCGATTAAAATTGAAAGGAAAGTTAACATGAGTGATGTACATATTATTTCTGGCAAGGCTTATTGGGCAAGCATTCTTTCTCCCAACACAACTTACGAACCAGTATACTCTGTCGATGTTTGTTTAGATGAGGATACTAAGAGTTTGGTTGAAAGCCTTGGTCTTAACGTGCAGAACAAGGGTGATGATCGTGGAGACTTTGTAAAGATCAAGCGCAAAGTCTACAAGCGTGATGGCTCTGAGCGTCCTGCACCTATCGTTAAAGACTCACAGAATAATAACTGGGACAGTAGTCTTATTGGTAACGGTAGTATGGTCAATGTTAAGTTTGCTACATATGAGTGGGAGTACAATAAGAAGAAGGGTGTAGCTGCTGACCTGATGGGTGTGCAGGTTGTTGACCTTATTTCATATGGTGACAATAATGATTTTTCTGCAGTAGAAGGTGGATACACTGTGGGAAATAACGAACAAGTAGGTGAAGACGTTCCGTTCTAACTGTCCCTAACACGGGGTTGCTATTATCTTAGAGCAACGATTGCTGACAGGTGTGGAGAGGGACTGTCAGATTATATAATTAACTTAACAAAGGAACTAGAATATGACTAATGAAGGTAAACTACTTAGTGCTTTGCGTAAGAAAATGCGTGTAACCCGTAAGACTGCTATTCAACGTGGATGGTCAGAGAATCTTACGGCAGATATTTCTCGTCTTCGCAGTCGTGGCTATGGTATTGATACAGTCACCGCTAAAACGCCTGAAGGTGAAACGTATACTCGTTATCGTTTAATGGCTGAACCGCAAGCAGCAGCATAATATAATGACAACAGCACAGAAAACAATAGACACTTTGGTAGAGGACATTTACAGTCTGTTTACCAGTAATGAACCTACAAAAATTCCTGCTAATGTTTTGCAGGACTTTGCCAAGGATGTTACTGATGCTGTTGTCAACTCTCTTACTGAGGAAAGAAAGCCAAGAAATAATTTAAGGTTATCAATGATTGGTCAACCAGCAAGAAAGGTATGGTACTCTGTCAGATCAACTGAACAGGAAGAATTGGCTGGGTCTGATTATATCAAGTTCCTGTATGGAGATATCCTTGAAGCACTTCTTGTTTTTCTTTCCAAAGTATCTGGACATAAAGTATCTGATCAACAGAAACAGGTAGTACTGAATGATGTTGTTGGTCATCAAGATGCGGTAGTTGATGATGTTCTTGTTGACTTTAAGAGTGCATCATCCTTCTCTTTCAAGAAGTTTACTGAGGGTATGGTATTCAAAGATGATCCGTTTGGTTATGTTGCACAGTTATCTGCGTATGCTCAAGCTAACAATGCCAAGGAAGCTGGATGGGTTGTCATTGACAAGACAACAGGTCAGATAGCTTACTGTCCAGTACATCGAATGGAGATGATAAATGCTTCACAAAAGATTGACTATCTTAGAGATGCTATCAAAGATAGTAAACCACCTTCTCGTTGTTATGATGATGTTCCTGACGGTAAGTCTGGGAATATGCAGTTGGCTGTTGGTTGTAACTATTGCCCTTATAAGTTTGATTGTTGGTCGGACGTTAACAATGGTAAAGGACTACGTGCATTCCAATACGCAAACAGTGTCAAATATTTAACTAATGTAGATCGTGAGCCAAATGTCCCAGAACTACAAATTTAGATCACGCTCTGAACGTAGAGCAGCAGACTATCTAATAGATTTAAATATTGATTTTGAGTTTGAGCCACATTATATTCCGTATATGTGGATTGAATCTAAAAAATATCTTCCTGATTTTATTCTTCCCTCTGGTATTATTTTAGAGGTAAAAGGAAGGTTTACTTTAGATGATAGAAAGAAACATCTTTTTCTTAGGCAGTCTAATCCTGACTTAGATGTAAGATTTGTATTTGACAACCCTAACAAAAAATTAAACAAAGGAGCAAAGACTACCTATGCAGACTGGTGTAATAAGAATAATTTTATATTCTGTAAACTCTCTGATGGTATTCCTAACAGTTGGTTAAATGAGAGAGAGAACAGAAAAGTTTCTGGTAGAAGTAGAAAGTCTCGTAGAAAACAAAGTAACAAGTCCTGAACAGATAATGTTTCTTGGTGTTGTCCTACAGGCAATGCTTGACGCAACCAAACCAGAAAATAATAGAGAATCTAATGAATCTAAAACAGCACGTGATGCTGCAAAGGCATGGTTCTTCGCCTCTGTAGGTGTTACGGCTGAAGACTTTAGTACTGTCTGCGATATAGCAGGGATAGATGCAGACTATGTTCGTAGCTTTGCATTCAAGGTTCTTAAATCTAAGGAGATTAAATATGTACGAAGACGTATCAATGCCGTCCTTACATTTGACTAGGAGAAAACAAATGGATAGAGATACAGAAATTGTTAAGATGTATGCTGAACTTCCAAACTTTAAGTTTGATGAATCAGATTATATAGATGAGATGCATGAGTACATTTCGTCTACATATAAAGAACACTATGCAAAAGGTAAATATCAAGCTACAGATATCATACTTGATAGTGGGCATGGTGAAGGTTTTGTTATGGGTAACATCTTGAAATATTGGAAGAGATATG